GCACAAGAGTTGAGTCCTGTGGACAACAACACTCAGCAGCCCGTGGCTGTGCCTCAAGAAGTGCTTGCCGAAGTCGAGCGTCTTAGAGCCCATGTCGCTGATATGAGCAATGAGAATGCAAGGTTTCGCGAGCAGCGGAGGATCGCTGAAGAACGTGCAGCCACAGCCGAGAAGCAACTGAAGGCAGAGCGACAAAGACTGGGTAGCTCCCCGACTTTGGACCCTGATCAACAGGCTCGGTTGGACCGCTATGAAGAGCTGCAAAAGCGAGTGAGCGAACTGGAGACAGAGCGCGAACAAGACAAAAAAGCAGTTCGACAAGAAAGGATCAAATCTGCTGCAGTCGCTGCCTTTACTGAAAGGGGAGCGATTAATGCAGCAAATTTGTATGCCCGATGGAAGGATGAATTAGTTCTTCGCGATGACGGATCAGTAGCTGCTTTTGATGGGGGCGTCGAAAGAAGCTTGGATCAGTTTGTCGAAGATCTAAAGGCACCAGGTTCGCCTAATGCCTATGAATTTCAGCCTTCTGGAATGCGTGGAAGTGGTGCAGTTGGTTCACAACCCTCGTCTACGCAAGGGATTCCTAATCCTTATGCGGCTGGCACAAGGAATTTTGCAGCAGCGATCGCCCTTGAATCTGGTACTCCTGAGGAACAAGCCTTGGCAGCCAGATTTAAGGCCGAAGCTGGTGTGAAGTAGGCCCGTGGCCGAACCTTTTCCACCTTTATTCCCTTAAACCATGGGCGTTTTTCAAGGCAACGCTGGAACCAGCCCGAATCAATCAACCTTTACTAGCGATATTGGGTCGCTAACAAGGCTGGCGACTTCGGCACCGTTTCAGAAATATCTCATTGAAGAGATCTTTCAAAAGTCCGCTTTTGTTCAATCAGGAATCCTTTCACCCGAAGGGCGACTGAGCAACACAATCGGTACAAGGATTGAAGTGCCGTTCTTCGATCCCCTGGATTACACGGAAGAGTCGGTTGAATCTTCTAATGATTGGGGCACCAACGGTGCTGGCTTCTATACAACTCAGAAGACCACGGCATCAACCCAATACGCCACTATCACCAACCGTGGTGCGGCCTTTGCCATGGACGACCTGTCACAGGTCCAAACCGGTGAAGATGCACTGAATGCCATCCGCAGCCAGCTGTCTACTGACATGGCTCGGAAGATGGAGCAGAAGCTCCTGTTCATGCTTCAGGGCATTGTCGGTCCTGCTGGTCCTTTGGCAGCGACTAACAGCCTGGATGTGTCTGGCACTGATGCCGGTGCACTGACTGAATCGAACTACCTGACCGCACAGAATGTTGTCGCGGCCAAGTATCTGCTTTCTGAGCGAGCAAATGATCTGAACGCGATTGCAATGCACCCTCTGTGCGCTGCATATCTTGAGCAGATCGGCATGCTGACCTTCTCTACTGATTCCCTTGTTTCGGGTGGCAACATCCAGTGGGGCGGTGGTGGCGTGGGCGTCACAAACACTCAAATCGGCTTTTTTGCTGGTCTCCGAGTGGTTGTGGACTCTCAGATGCCTGTTCGCGGAACTGCTGGACAAGCTCAGCAGTTTGTGTCGTATCTATTCAATGATGGAGCGATTAAAACTGGCCAACAGTTCGGTATTCAAATTGAAACTGAGCGCAATATCTTGAGCCTTCAGGATATTATGGCCGTCACATATAACAATGTGATGCACCTCCCAGGCGTGTCATGGGCTGGCTCTTTTGACGGTCCTACCAATGCACAGTTGGCCGAACCTACTAACTGGAGCCTGGCGTATTCAGTGCCTCAGCTTTGTGGCATTGTCGAACTGGTGACTAACTCTCCTTTCGGCGGTACTGTTTAAGCAGGAGCCGCGGGGGTTCCTACCTCGGTGAACACGACTTCAAGGCCGCCTTTAGGGGCGGCTTTGTTGTGAGCACTATTGTTTGAAAGCCGAGCATTGAGTGAACATGGCAGCCAAGCGCGGGCTTTACTCCAACATTGCTGCAAAAAAGCGCCGAATCAAGGCAGGCAGTGGCGAGACAATGAGGAAGCCTGGCTCTAAGGGCGCACCAACAGCTAAAGCGTTCAAAGAGGCTGCAAAGACTGCTAAGAAGCCGAAGAAGAAAAAGTGACGACTTACGGCTCTGAATAGAATGGCTTAGCCGATCCTTCCTCAATGATTGGGCTAGTGCGAATGGACTTCTACAAAAATGGAGTTCTGAATGTTGTTCATCTTCCAAAAGAAGAGGCAACACGCGAGCATCGCCGTAGAACTAGGGAAGGTTGGGTTTTGGCTTATACCGTTCTCACCTGATGGCATTTGTTTCCACTTTGGGCGGCAGCCTGTCAACGTCTTACATCTCAGTTGCTGCGGCTGATGGCATTTGGGCGAACACTTTGAATGATGCGGCTTGGTCGGCATTAACAGAGACGCAGAAACAGCAGTCTTTGATGGCATCGACAAATGCTCTTGAGGCATTGCGATATTCGGGTGTGCGGTGTTCCCCGTCTACTGATGACCCGAACCTTCAGCAGGCTTTGCAGTGGCCGAGAAGCGGTTACACCTGCAAGGGCATTACATCAACCTGTGCAGCTATCCCGAAGCAAGTTGAACAGGCATGCGCGTACCTGGCGCTCAACCTGTTTAACGACCCAAATGCAATCATCCCAGGAGTGCCGACACCAACTCCTCAGCGTGGGGCGGTAAAAATGCAGAAGCTAGGCGAGCTGCAGCAGGAGTTCTTTGGACCTAGCGATGTCGGCACCAAAGTCGCAGTGACGGCACCGATTGTTTTGCAGAAGTTCCCGTGGCTCATCGATGTCCTGAGCTGTTGGCTGGACGGCAACTATGGTCAAAGTGGGATTATTAATCGCGTGAGGGCCTGATGCCGTTTAAAAGCGAAAAGCAAAAGCGGTATCTGTTTGCCAATGAACCGGAGATTGCTCAGAAATGGGCTTCTAAGTACGGCTCTAAGCCAAAGCCAAAGGCGAAGAGCACTGGTGCCAAAAAACGGAAAAAGCGCAAATGACCATTCCAAGCCCGAATCCTTATCCAGCTCAGACGGAAAGGGAGTACATGATTTGCGCGAGTAGCTTCTGGTGGGAAGGCGATGCAGCCAGCCTGGCTAAGCGATGGCAGATCAGTGTTCAGGAGCTAGAGCGGATTCTGAAAGGCCCTTATGGACCGGGTTCTTACAATGGATAAAAGGAGCTAAGCCGTGGCTAATCAGGATGAGTGGGCTAGGCCGCTTGCTGATGAGCTGGTTGGCGAGTTTCGGGTTAACAGCCTTGATTACATCAGGCGAACAACGGCTTATGACCCTGCCTTAGGCGAGACCACAACTACGGCAGTGGTTTATCCGGCAGCTGGTGCTGTGACTCAGTGGTCAAACATCGAGGAAGGTGGTGTCAGTGGACCGCAGACCCTTAAGGCATGGGTCAACCTTGCGGGCATTGATGACATTTGGCCGACCACTAATGATCAGCTGTCGTATGACGGCAGCAATTGGAAGATTGAAGAGATCGCCCCTGCTTATGCCGGTGATCTGAAGTATGCCTGCAAGCTCAGCGCGAGGCGGGCATGACTGTTTATCAGAACCCCGATTCTTTCTTTAATGCGATTGAGGAAGCTGTAGATACGGCATTTAGTGAGTTTGTCCAATCGACTCAAGGACTGCTGACCAGTCGTGCCCCTGTGGACACTGGGCGATTGGCGTCTAGTTTCTTTATCTCTAAGGCACTGCCGAGTAATGAAGTTACTCCCACGCCTTGGGCTCCTAAGGGGGCGAAAAAAGTAGTGCGGCCTGAGTACACAGGAAAGATCACCTATGGCGGCACTTGGTTTATCACCAACAATGTCCCTTATGGGCCTTATGTCGCCTTTGATCCTGTCTATGGCAAGGGAGGCCGTGCATTTGGACCTGATTGGTACACCGCCACGGTGAATCAGAATCCAGCGCGATTCCAAGCTTTACTACGAAAGAACTTGAGAGGCGTTACATGAGTTTTGCCAACATTCGATCTTTAGTAGAAGTCGCAGTTACCAATGCTTATGGCGCTTTGACACCACCAGTGCCGGTGGTTTATCAAAATGTGCAAGAAGAGCCGCCAGGCGGTGCAGACACCGAATATGTAATTGTCAGTTTGAGCTACCCACAGCTCACTGAACCGATCATCTGTCCTGATGAGAGCAACATTGAAACGATCAGGGGGAATGTCACTTTGGTCTGCTACACGCCCAGAGCTGCAGGCATGAAACGCCTAGAAGAGCTTGGTGCTGTCGGTGTTCAGACCTTAAACGGCTTAAAGGGTCAGGCTGATCCCAATGGAGTGCGATTCAATCTTGGCTCGGTAGAAGGCCCAATTCCTGTCCTTGTTGGCGACAATCCACTGGCTCTGGTCAATGTCAATGCGCCATTTACGGCAAAAGGTTGATCAATAGAATCGAACTAGCAAGCCCCCTTGCTCCGCCCTGCCCCTAGCCCCCTTTTGTTCTTTATTGAGAGGTCCAAGTGCCGATCGCCTGTAATACCTCGGCCTTGACTGGCCAGGATGGAGCAGTCTTTTTTGAGCCAGCTGGAACCGAGTTCTGTCTGCTTGATTACACCGACTTTCCCGCTGGGACTGAAATTACAGTTCCAACCGACAATGATTATCAGCTTGGTGATCCTGTCGCCTTTTATGAAGAAGGCACTGCGAACCTTGATGGCAGCCTGACAGCTTCAACTGAAGGTGCGGTCACTGCTTATTACGTGGTGGCTATTGCCGCTGATCGCTCAACCATTTCAGTTTCTGCTACTAGCGGTGGAACCCCGGTCACTTTGGCTGGTGATGGTGGTACTGGATCGGCTGACACCCCTGGTGCGGCTAATCACATCAAAATTGAGTACGCAGAATTTGCTGCGATCTGTCAGGTACGCGAGTTCTCTCTGGAAATTTCTAGGGAAGAGCTGGATGTGACGACTCTGCCTTGTGGTCCGCAATCGGCTAGCCGGTTTGCATCTTTCAGAAAGATCCAGCCGAGCTATGCCTCTGGTACTGGCAGCATGACCGTCTATTTCACAGACGATCAGACCAGTCTTGCCAACCGCTTGATCTCTAATGTCCTGCTGAAAGATCAGCAAGGCGCGAAAGTCAAGCTGTATGTCAATGCCGTCTATTCAGGTGGCAGTGTTGACGACACAGCTTCCATGTATGTCGAGGCTGGCATCAGGATCACTGGTATGAGCATGTCCGCCAATCCAGATGATCCGACTACGGCTGAATTGACATTTGCAATTCAAAATCCGAAGCACATCCTGACGACTGACATTGTTTGATCGCTTTGGATGAATGCTGCCCCACCTTCGGGTGGGGTTTTTTAATGCTCTAAGCTAATGTCTCACTAAATACCGATTAAAAAATGTCGAGCGGACTTCAAAGGCTTAAAGAGGCGGTGGACATGTCTCTTACAAAGCGATCAGTCAGAATCCCTGGAAGCGGTGGCGATACATGGTCTTATTGGATGACGCCTTTGACAATTGATCAGCGTAAAGCGGCTGAAAGAGCAGCAGGCCCAAAAGCGACTGAGCAAGATACTGGTCTGCAAATCTTGATCGCTAAGGCGATGAATAAAGATGGCACTCCTATGTTCACAGTTGCCGATCTAGCCGAGCTGAAAAGGGAATTGCCTGCAGCAATGCTCACTGATGCGATGGTTCAGATCATCAATGGCGAAGGCGGTGAAGACGAGGATGATGAGGCGATTGACCCAAAAAGCTCAAGCGCGAGTTCGCAGAAGACCAAGAGCTAATTCTTCAGCTCCATGTCGCTGAGAAACTAGGAATGACCCTGCACCAACTCCGACAAAACATGGTGCAGGAAGAATTGTGGATGTGGTCGCTTTTTTATGAATGGCGAGCGGATCAGGAGCAGCAATCGATGAATAAGGCCAAGACAAAGCGGCGCTAGGCTGGGTCATCTGAGCGAATTGCGTGGCTGAGTCTCGGCTAAAGGTTGTTATTGAAACCACGGGCCAGGGCAAGCTCAAGGCCGCACGGAAAGATAGTGACCAGTTGGCGAAGGCTTTAGGGAGAGTTGGTGTTGAATCAAAGTCGGCTGCTAATGGCATTCGACTTACAGGAAGAGCAGCAGCTGGTGCTAGTCGCGGAGTAAAAGGTCTTACTGCCGTTGTTGGACAGCTGGCACTTGCATTCGGTGGCATTGCTACTGCGGCAAATGTTTTCAATACAGCAATCAATCGAGAGGAATCTGAAAGGCGAATAAAGTCAGTAGCTGGAGCCTATGGAGAAGCCGCTCAACTGGCTGATGCGGCAGGTAGAGCTGCAGAGAAATTTGGCATCGGCCAGACGGAAGCAAATCTTGCTATTGCCGACACCTTTGCTCGCCTCAAGCCTTTAGGCACATCGTTAAAGGACATTGAGAGTGTCTATAGCGGTTTTAATACAGCGGTTAAGTTGTCAGGTGTTTCAGCCGAAGAAGCTACGTCGGCATTCAGGCAGCTCAACCAGGCACTCGGTTCTGGTGTCCTGAGAGGCGATGAATTTACAAGGATCAGTGAAGCGATCCCTAGCATCCTGATCACTATTGCCGATGAATTAGGTGTCACCATTGGTGAGCTAAAACAGCTTGGCTCAGACGGCAAGTTAACTTCTGATGTCGTTGTTCGGGCATTGAAGAGGGTTGAGAGGGAAGGCGCTG